TACACCAACTTTTGCTCCTAAGAAAAGAGCGGCTACACCTGCGGCGAGGAATCCCGCCGCCAATACATCAAGCGCGGTTGACAAACCACCTTCATCTCCTTCACCCGATATAACAAGAACCAACCCCTGCATCGCGTCATGTAACGGTCCTAAATCCTCTGTCATTTTGAGAACAGGACTGTTTGCTCCGTCAAATGCTATCGACAGCGCGGCGAGTGCAAATCCAACAATTAAGAAAATACTGACCAATGAGAACGCTGATACCATCAAACGCGTAAATCGGTTGTTGGCAATCTTCAAAATTTTGTTGCTAAATTTTTGAGCAACACCGTGAGCAATAGTCGCGGCGGCTAATTTTTGCATAACGGTCATTCCTTTACGATGTTCCGCCTTTTGTTCTTTGGACATCGTTGAGTTTAAACCTGTAATCTTGGTCACATTTGTAACTGCTTTACCATATCCCGCGAGAGTTTTGACCATACCTGCAATGGGTGAACGCTTTATCGCGGTTGTTACTTTCGCTTTCTGTTTTTCAAACAGACCCATGCTTTTAGATGCGTTCTGATTGAACACACCGAATTGCTCAAGAGCGACGTTTAACGCATCAAGACGAGCGTTTACTGCGGCAATATCGTCAGCCATTTTTACCACCCATCGCTAAACGGCATCGCGCCGTGTGTTGACCCTACGCGTGTCTTGTTCTTTGCTCCATCGGTTGCACTCTCAATTTCTTCCGCTTTGATACGTTCAGCCGCGCTCGCCCAAACAAACGATTGCTCAAAGGTATCGACGCTCATATCAAACACTTCTTGCATACTGATTCCATAATGCTTTGCGACAAAATAAGCGGCGGCTTTGAGTCCATACTCGACGTTGGGCGATGGCTTACGAAGAAACGAATACGCTTCTTCTATTCGGTCGCCCCATCCGCTAAAGGGCCACTCATCAAGTCTTGAGGTTGTGGCAATAACGCGGTGATTTGGTTAGCGATAAATGGTCGTAGCGACAACATTTGCGGAATGGAAAGGCGCGGTTCTGTTCGGTCGATTGCTTCGGCAAACATATACTTCCAATACTGCGCGAGGTCAATATCAACTGAACCTCCCGCACTGATGTTCACGAAAGTCTTGATTGCTTCTTGCAATTGCATGAAGGAGAGTTCCTTCACCCATACTTTCACGACCACGTCGGGGTCATTTTCGTCTGCTCGTATTTCATGCTCAACCGCTTGGCTGTTCACCAAGAGGCTCGTCAGGTCTGCTATTTTCGGCATTGTCGTCACTTACTCCCTCATCGCTTGTCGCGGCCTCTTCGGAGGGAACGACGGCCTCCGCTTCAACTGCCTCTTCGGAGGGGGTATCGGCTTCGGTTAGACGGGCAATGAGTTCCGTCTTTGTGCCTGTGACGGGAAGACCACGCGCTCGTAAGAGTGCTTTGAGTTCTTCAACAGTCATGGACTCGTAATCGGGTTCAACAACTTCAACAGGTTGTTCTTCTGTTTGTTGCTCTTCGGGGAATGGGTTGCCGTCTGTTTTAGCGGCTTCGGGATTGAAGATTTCTTCTTCAACGGGTTCAGCGATAACTGCGGTTTCAGTCACAGCGCGAATAAAGAGAGGTCGTTCACCACCAATGTGCATATCGCGCTTCATTAGGCGCACCCCATCTTTTCACAGGTTGAACCTTTGCAGTTGTCACAGGATTTACAACCGCGACAACCTTTACAGTCCTTACCTTTGCACATACTTTCTTTTAATAATTCTCCCCAACTTTCTCTAAATGGATTCATTTGTTCACCTCACATGTGTAGGAATGCGTCGTGTGAAATAACGCGAACGTGTTTTGGCATAATCTTCAATTCACTCTTGATGACACCTTTGTCTTCGGGAATTGGCAATGGTGCTTCTGTGATGATGTAATCGTCGATAACGATGATAACCTGCTCACGGTTGTTACCTGCACCTGCTTTGGTCAAGGTGAGCGTGATAGGCTCTGTGAAGTTGTGTGTGCGGTTGGTTCGGAACTCGTGCCAAATGAGCGGGTCAGAAGCAATAACGCTCATGGACAACTCATACTCCATCGCTTTTTCAATCATCAGATTTGCATTGCGCGAACCACCAAATGGAACTTGTTCAAGCGAACTACCCGATGTGTTGCGACTTTCGGCTTGACTGTTGCCGCGAATGGTATAGATGGCTTCGGCGTTGTTGTTGCCACTCAAAGAGAAGTTTGTGACCTGCGCAATGTTAATTCCAAACGAACTGATTTGACCGTTGTAAAAGAAGAATGGCTTTTCTGTGTTTGGAGCAATACCCGCTTTCTTTCGATTGATGACGCTGTTGCCTGTGTTTTCAAACATACGGTGTGCGGTGTATCGGTCGCCCTTGTTGGCGTCTTCAAGGCGTCCTGTGTCCGTGTAACAATACAGCGCATCAAAGTTGACGGTTAATTTAACCTCTGCATCTGCATCTGCCGCGAGTGAAAAGTCCTTGACTTTACAACCACGCCAAACGCGCGTAAGTTGCTTACTGTCATTGGTTGAACCCGGTGCGGCTACCCCTTCGTTGCTCGCATTGAATGAACCTGTGTTGTTGGTTCGGATGCTTGACTCAATACAGAATGAAGGAAGTGTTGAGCCAGAAAAGAGAAGTCGTGACTGACGGTTGGTGATAGCACCATATGTAGCGGCGGTAGTATCAAAGTGTGGAGAACCATTCGATGAACCTGCATCATATTTGAGAGCCTTGAGAGTGTAGTCGGCTACTTCGTGGTTGAAATAGAATGGCTCTTCAACGTGAATTCGTCGCGTGGTTGTGTCGATGTAAAGAACTTGACGAATCTCGTTTCGCTCTGCATTCTCCATATCAATCCCTGTGCCATCAGCACCCCATTCCTTTGAAGCGGCGGCGGGTGTGTCTTTCGGGAAGGCAACTGCTTCGCTGTCTTGAACAATGACGTAGTCACCTACCGCGAGATTTGAAAGTGTGCCTGTGTATCCAATGTAAGTATCACCTGCCGCGATGTCCAATTTACCGTATCCGCTTGGGTCGGTCATGAGTGCGCTTGGACTTGGAACATCAATCACTTCGCGACCAAGCGCGTAGTAAAGCCAACGTGCGCTGTTCATCATTGTTTCAATCGAACCGCCATCATTGGAAAATCGCTGTGGCTCTTGAATAACAACGTCGCGCCCAACACCAACAATGTGTGAGCGTCGAACTTCGACTTTGGTTTCGGGTAGTGAAACAGTTGCCGCAAGACCGATGAATTGGTCGGCAAGAATAGATTCGTCGGTTGAGTCAGCGTTAGCGTGATAGGTCATTTGCACGTCGATGGTTGGTGTGCCAACGGTTTGAATAACCAATTCATCACCTGCGTTTGAAGAAGTCGCTAATGCTTCTTTTAAATCGCGGTCAAGAATGAGCGTTGTGCCACGGTTTGCTACAATCGTGTAAACGTTACCCGTTGTCGCATGGTCATCGAGGTTGAATGAACCACCACCAATGATGCGAAGTTCAGAACCAACAAGCATACCTTTGGGATATTTGAGATTAGACGAAGAGTCAAAGAAGCCTTCATTTGCGCCGCTGAAATTTATCTTGTTGCGGTCACTGCCATCGACCGCGAATTGAAGTCCACCGAAGCCACCATGCTTCAATGCTAACCCACATTCCTTACCGAATGTTACTTCTGAAATGTCGCCTTTATACACCGTCGATGCCATGTCTTTCGCTCCGCCTTACCTTACGCGATGAGTTCACTAAAGATAACTATTTCCACTTGGAAGGTCATTCTATGTAACCTCTTTGTCCTGTCAGACAAGTCTGTTCTCATTTTATACAACAAACGGTCAAAGTTCGCGCCATCTCCTTTTCGTTTGCTGTGAACCACACGACGTATCTCATCTTCCATTTTCATCAGATGCTTACGCCCTTTTGTTGTGCGCGCATCAACAGTAACGTTGATTCGCGTGTGGACAAAGTCATAGAACACTTCGGGTTGCTCTTCGTTGTGAACCGTTTCATAGAGAAGAATCGCATCCTTGTTTGTTAAGTCAAGACGTTTACCTCGACCCGCTTCAACGGTTGTGATGTCTTCGATGATGGGTGTTTGTTGGTCTGTGTTACCACGATTCCATCCTGTTGTGAGGATGTCTTTGATGAGTTCAATGGATTCAAGGGCCAAGTAAATCAGCCCCTATTGATGATTGGTCGCGCGCCAATTTTTTAGCCTTCTCGATGATTGTGTTGTAATCAGCGTGTTTTTCAGTCATAACATTCCCATCCGCGTCGATAAGTAATCCGTCCACGTTGACAGCCGCACCATATCCACTCGCCGCACCATCAAGAAATACACGGCCTTTGTCATTGTATATGCTGTTTTCACGCGCTAACATGATGGTTTCACGCATAGCGTCAGCCAAACCTTTCTTGATTGCTTTTTCCATCATAACACCGTCATCACTTCTGTGTAGCGCGGTAGTGTTTCAGCCACCTGTGCTTTGAACAATTGATATTTGCTTCCCAAGTCCACGTTCTGTGTTCCTTCGGGCAACAGGACACTACGGTCGTCAGACAGAATCAAATCCATCGCGACCAACTTTGTGCATACATCTTCGATTGCCTTCTCGACATATCGCTCACCGTAAACGTAGGACACCTTGACAGCGTTCCATGAAAAGTAAGGATAGGAGTTGTTGAAATAAATCACACCCATATCGTAGTCAGCCCACCAATCGCGAAGACGTGCTTCGTCACCTGTGGTCGTGCCGACGTAATCAATCTTGAACTTCTTTTGGTTGAGTGTTGCACCGTTGGTTGCCGCCGCGCTAATGTCACCGACGAGGTCACTCACACCGTTGAGTGTCGTGCCTGTGATGCTTGTGTAGTATCCGTATGTTGCGCCTATGTTGATGATTCCGTATGGTGCGAGGCTCGCCACACTCGCAACCGTAATGGTTGTTGCTGTCGATGAAGATACAGTCGTGGTTGTATCGGTTGCACCTGTGAACGTCACACCGCTTGATGTGCAAGCATATGTCGCGTTTTCACCTGCTTCACCACGTCGCATAGAAGTGATTTTGAGTTGACCACCACCGTAGTCAGCGTTCGCGGATGCCATAAATTCGTGATGCACATTCGCTGTAATTGTGCCATCCGTTTCGGTTGTGTCTTCAAAGACAAACGATGGAGTAAATTCTGTTGCTGATTTACCTTTGCGCGCATCTTTGTTGATGAGGTCAGCCAATTGCTGTGCTGTGCTGACGTTATCGAATTGCGCTCGGAACTTGGAAGCACCATCACCAACTGTGAGTGTCGCGACACCACCACCGCCGGGACAGAGGAAGACTTTGTCCGTATCAGCCGTGAGTTGTGTGAAGTCGGCAATCTTAAGTCGGATTTCAGCCGCCGCGATTTCACGATAGTCTTGACCCTGCCATATCTCAAGACGTAACACCTGTTGAACGTTACGAAAATACAGAGGGACAGACCCGACGTAGTCGGTATAGTATCGACGTCGGTATGGTTTGTATGTGTCGAAGTTGAGGTATTCAGCCGTCTGCAACATCGGTCGCCATGAGTTGTTTGTGAGGTTGTCAATCTTATCTTGTGTGCGGAGAATGAGTGTTTCAACTTGCGCCTTTGTGACACCCTTTCGCTTACCGTTGGTGAAGGATTGAAGATTCTGAACCTGCGCGTTGTCAGTGGTTGTATAGTCGCCTGTCAGCGCGCCCGTAAATGACAAGCGAACGTTGCCTGATGCGCGAGCAATTGCTGTAATGGTTCGCTCTTCACCCATTTCAGTGTCGCTTGTTATCTCGATAGTGTCGCCCACTTCAAACCCAACCAATCGGTAATCAGCAGGGCTGATGTCAACGTGCGTCGAACCATCTTCGGCGGCTAAGTAAACAGGGTCGGGGAATGGGATTTGAAGAATGTCAGCAACCTTCTGTGCTGACGTGTAGTAAAGCCTATCGGGGAAGAGAGGACGACCTTCGCGCTCACCTGTCTGAAATACGGTCGGCATTACTTATCAACCCTCTCTCGTAGTCTGTTGACGATTTTGATTACGTTCTTTTTCGTCTTTTTTGGATAGTGTCCATGCTTGTTGTAAAATTCAATCAACGCTTTTCTATAATCTCCAACTCGCCTTCCTTGTCTTTCTAAAGCGCGTATCTGCTGTTCTTCTTTCAACTTCGCTTGTTTCGCATCAAGTTGTTGCTGATACGATTGAATCTGTGGTGTCATCTTAGGAGCAGTGGCTTGAGCCTGTTCGCGAATTTGTTCTTCTTGTTGCTTCATCTGTTCCATTAACCGTCTGTGTTCCGCGAAAGCGGGGTCATCATCACCCAAATTCTTGAGCAATCGCCAAGACATATCCATTGGATTACCTTGATGAAATATGCCTTCGTCGGGTTTGTTAAATTTTGTTCCCGCGAAAGTTGGCTTCATGTCTTCGGGTAATTGTTGCTCTCCGGGAGAATACACCATTTGATTGAAAAGGTGTTCCGACCTTCTTTGGTTTTCTAACGCTTTGAGGGCTTCATTCATCGGCACTCCAAGTTCTTGCGCTAAACGCAACACATCCAACACCGAATGACCAATGTTCATAGTCGCTTTACCTTCCTCTGGTTGAGTTATGTTTAACGGAACAGTTGTCATATTGTGTGGAACAGTTGCTTTAAATTGTTCAAATTCAGGATGGTCGGTAAGGTGTTCGTCATCTTGACCGGGATGGAATGTTGCTTCTTGAACCATCAGACCACCTCTTCGGTTTTCGCGAGATTGTAGTGCATTGGTTTCTTACACGCTCCGCATCGCTCAAGATAGCAAAAGTGAAGCATACCACAAAACTTACAGCGCGTTCCCGCACCGATGTTGACAATGTCACGGATGTTGCGCGTCTTCATGTTCTGACGTTTCACAACGCCCTTCAACTTGTCGCGCTCATCGGTCTTGACCATCGACTCTTCGGCTTTGCGCCAACCCTGCTTCTCAAGGCGTTTTAACTCGTTTAAGTCCATGTCGCTCACCCTCACGAGGTGACGACTACAACATAGAGATTGCCCTGCATTCGATACGAGGTTATGCTTTCAACCGTCTTACCGTTGGTGTAATCGTCGAGAACCTTCTGAACTCCACCTGCCACAGTCGCGCCTGTTTCACACGCTTCGTTAGGCGTGAATTCAAACACCTTTGTGTCCGACAAGGTGAGTCACCTCATCGCTTACCGAGTGCAAATAGTCGTCCACCTGCGGCAACACCGGGGTCATTGAAGTTGACCGTTGTTCCCGCGATGACGCATGTTCCTGTTGTTGGTGACGCCGCGCCCGATAGTGGGTGGAGGGTCGCCATAAGAATCTCGGACATGAACGCAGAGAGGTCCGCGCTTGTGTCACCGTTTGCTACTGTTCCTGTGATTGCAATCAAATCGCCCATTACATGTGGTCTGTTATCGCTTGTAAATCCCATATTCATTCATCTCCTGTTGGTTCTGCTTCTTCCGCCTCGTTATTAGATTCTTCGGTTGGGTTAAGGTGTTCGTCGATAGCCGCGAGCAACTTCTTCTTTGTGGATAGTGAAGAAGAAGCAATCTCCTTCTCTTCCATCCACGCGAGAATGTCGCCCTTTGTCCATCCCATGTCGGGAATGCCATCGTTTCCTTCGTCAACAGTGACAGGAGCGTATGAAAAACCTTCGATGTGAAAATCCTTGTTACCATCAAAAGAAGCCCTGTGAGCCTCAAGGTATTCAGCATCCACTTCGCGGCCTTTGCCCCAAACCCACCAACCTAAAGCACCCAAATTAGCCCCCGTTCGACGGCGACCTCGATAGGTAATTGTTGGCAAGAAGAATCACCTCAAACCACAAGTAGTAGCAGTTCAGCACCGGTCGTATCGTCGGTTGTGCCGTCGCTGGACAGTTCAACATCAAAGGTCAAAACGAGCGCGCTTGTCTTGGTTACACCAAGAGAAGCGGTCGCGTCAGTCTGCGATGTGTAAACACCAAGAATGGTTGTGATGCCCGCGCCACCTGCGTCCTGTGTTGGGTCGTTGGAGAGCGTCAGCGTGTTGCCTTCGGTAAGCGCGCTACTCATGGTTAGACCAATTAGTCGTGGACTTTGGTGTGAGTTCGTTCCATCTGCTTGACGTGGTTCAAAAGGCGTGAGTGTGCCGGGATAAGTTCCCGTTCCACCTGTTTGCCAAGTTGTGTCGTCATTGTTGCTTGCACCTGCTTGCAACTCAATATCAAAATTGATGGTTGTGGTTGCAGTTCCGCTACAAACGTATCGTATTCCTCTGTTATCTTTTGTTGTTGCCATACTTAATCACCTCATTGTAGGTTGCGAATTGAACCGCTTGCACCAAAGAAAGAACACCATAGTTCACCCATTGTTCGGTAAAGACCTTCTTGTCCAAGACGGTTAATCGCGAATGGGTCGCCTGTTTCGATACCAGACTCATAGTATTGTGTAGGAATTGCGGTTTGGAACCACAAGTAGTCGGTGTCAAGGTAATAGATACGCGAGAGCGAACCGGATGCGGTTGCTGTGTCGTCTGGCATATCCTTTGTTGGAATCATTGGAACACCGTTGTAGGTAGCGACAATGAAACCTGCCTCAAGACCGGGAACACCCTTAACACCGTTGAAGGTAGGGGTGACGCGCTTACTGTCCATGAATCGCTGTTGCGATTGTAGGAGTTGTTGAACGCGCATGAGTGTGTCGTAGCCTGTGAGCATGACCTTTGGATTACCACCACGAGTCCATAGTTGTTGGAACAAACCGTCCATCTGATTGAGAGATAGGTTACGGTTGGTCGCGGCTGTGGATGCATCTCCACCAACGTCAACCTCCGCGCTGTGGAAAGCGGCAGAACCGTCGCGAGTGATGGAATACATATCGTGGTCGGTCAAAGCGTCAACACCTGCTTGAGTTGTTGTCATGACAGCAGGGTCAGAAGTGATTCGGTCAAGCGACTCAAAGTCGTTACCTGCTGTGGTTGTGACGTCTTCAAGGAGCATTCGGTTGATGTGTTCAGCGTGGTGCTTACCCATCTCTTCCTTGAGGACTTGTCGGACATCGCCCATACCGTCGTCCTTGTCAGAAAGGAACATGCTTACTTCCGAGAGGTCGAAAGTGTGCGCGACAGTCTTTGGCTTTGCGGCAACGTGGAGGAATTCTGGCTTGGAGGTGTCGGGGAGAACGCCGTTCTCTGCGATACCGCCACCCTTTGTGAAGGACGCACGCTCTGTGAGGATACGCCATCCGCTTCGTTCCCACGGTTTCTTTGGAAGAATGGAGAAGGCGTTGAACTCTTGGTTGAGTTGCGACCATACCTTTCGACCATAGATTGCTTGGTAGGTTCCCGCGGTCGTGGACAACAAAGGCGCGTCGGCCTTGAGAATGTCACCTGCACCGTAGGTATATCCTGTTTGGGATGCGCCACCGTAGTAGTAGCGTTCCATGTCTTGAACTGTTCTTACATAATTTCGTGCCATCAGATTTCACCTCCCTTCAACGCCTTACCTGCGAGTCGGTGGACATCGTCCCACGACATGTTCGCGAGTTCAGCAGTGTCAGGAATTGTTACATTAACGGTGTTCGCGGATTTTGCAATCATTGAACCACCGGTTGAAGAAACGGTGTCAATGCGCTCATTGAGTGCAAGGACAGCCTTTTGGAGTTCAAGCATTGGAGCGCGAGCATCGAAGTCAGCCTTAGCCATTGCGTCAGCCTCCGCTTGTTGTTCCTTAAGGAAACGGTCAGTGAAGTGGTTGTTCAAGTCAGCCTTGAATTGTTGCTCTGTTGCCGCGGCCTTGAAGACTTCGTAAGCGGATTCAATCTCACTTGGCGAAACGTTGTTCGCGTTGAGGTAGTCACCCTTAATCACGTTCTTGTTACCGGTTGGCGCAGAGCCAAAGTTCGGCTGTGGTCGCTTTCCGGAGTCGTCTTCACCCGCTCCTTCAAGAGAGCCTTGTCCGCGCATATCAAATCCTGATTCACCCGGTCCGTATCCCTTGTTAAAGTGGTCGCGAGCGGCATTCGGGTCAAACCCTGCGCTCTTTGCAGTCTGCTCAAGCCATAA